GAATTTTTTACGTTATCAATTCTAAATCCAGCAGTCATTTTGCCTCTCATAAAATAGTTAGCAGCAATTAAATAATATTTATAAGCAACAAGACCATACATCGTTTCATTTCTTTCTCTTCTTTTCATTAAATATTCTTTTAATTTTATTGGAGCCATGTCAATGCTTGGGTTCCAATCCGTATTATTTGAATATCCATTAGTAACAAGTTCAATCCATAAAACACTTCTATCATATGCACTCATATCATAAGGTAATTCGTCTTTTGAATACTTAAATTTACCAACAATTATTTCTAAATATATTTTAAATGCAGTAGCAACAGTATTGTTTATATATTTAGGTTTAAAATAACCATCAGCTTCTAATTTTTCAAAATATTCATTATGTTTTGTATATAACTCAGCAATAAAATCATCATATCTTTGATATCCATATCTTGATTCAAGGCCACTAAATTTTGATTTATAATCTGTCAAAGCTAACTTTATTATGGCACAAGCTTTAGGGTGCATAGGTGTTCCTGCAACAGCAATTCTGTCTGCTTGTTTTCTTTTATTTCCTGTATCAAAACATTTTATTGTTTCATGTGGAATACCACGAATGACAAAAAATTTACAGGTTATGTCAGATTGAATTATTGCATTTAAACGATGCTGTCCATTAACTAAAACATTTTCATCGCTAAAAGCTAAACAATCCCAACTTAAATGAAAATCACCATTTTTCATACTTTCAACCATATTAGAAATAGCTCTAGGTGCTGGCCGTCTATTGTTTTCAAAGTTCATAGCTAAATATTTTTTAGCTAGTTCTCTATCTATATCTTCTATAGAAAATGTTATGCCAGAATCAAAAGTTTGTGTTTTGTTTAATTGATTTAGTTTTGGAAAAGGAAGGCTCATTAGTTTTTAGTTTACATGATATATATATTAATCATATATCTAATATATGTCAAATCTATATTATTTATATAACAAAACAAAAAGATCTGATATAATAAATACGAGCCGTGAGACTTGGCTTAAGTAGATAAGTTACTTGGAAGGGGCTTATCTACTTTTTAAGTTTATGAGTATGTGGGATAACTTGATTTGGTGGAATATTAACAACAATATCTTCACAGGTAATAGCACTAGGAGTATTAGGCTTAAAGGTTACTCCTAACTTTGCTTGTTTTGCACACATTTCCAACCGATATAAACTAATTTCCATTTTGGTTTTCTTTATTAATAGTTTTTGAGCCTCTATATTTACTGCTGTTGCTTCATGGCAAAGGGCAGGAGATTTCCCTAGTGGAATATTTATCTGAGCAGAGATACCATAGTTCAAATTGTAATTATCTTTTTCAAATCTAGGAGTCTCTTGAACATATTTTATCTCTCCAGTATTTTCGTCATATATATTTTGCCTAGTAACCTGTTCTATTGGTCTGTTAAATGACCAAGCATCTGTTACATAAGGAGTGATTGTTAGGCTAGGAGAAGCACAAACAATACCCTGACTCATCCTAAAAGATGGCATGGAAGATGGGGTTATCATTGTGGCATTGTTGTTAACGACCCCCTGTGCGTTGGAACTTGGGGATGCCACGGTTGTATTAGCTAAAACCCTTGCAGGGCAAAGCAATAAAGCTATTGCCCAAAGGTAGTTGTAGTTTCTGTTGTAGTGCTTGAATTTATTGTTCTTGTTATTGTGGTTACTGTATCTAATCCTGGAGTGATTAGTGTTTCTTGAAGAGAGAAGGCTGCTCCACCATTTGTTATTTTCCATCTTGGTACAGCATCTAAGTTTGGCGAAGTCCAACTAAAATTTACCCCTCCAACTGTCTGTTCTGTAAGAGTTGTAGCTGTAGGGTTGATATATCCATTAAGATCCGATGATTCAATATTGTGTCCTGACGCAGAATATGAATATCCTGTCCGATACTGATGACTCGTGATGGTTTCATTTATTACTGATTCGGAAGTCGAACTCGTCTGAGATGTTCCGCTACGAAATTGTGGTACAACAGGAACAGCAAGTGTTCTTATTGGACATAATAGTAAAACTAATAACCAAAGTCTAGTCAATCGTAATAGTGACTTTAGTAGATCCTATGCAACTAGTACCACTTCCTCCTGCGGTACAGGTATGGACTCCAGAACTCAATGACGTTAAAGCGAGAGATCCAGCAGTACCGCCTGATCCGATAGTAGTCTGTCCACCTAATACTGGTAAAGCTGCTATACCGCTGGAAGGGGTTACAGCAGATGGTGTAGCATCTCCCATAGTTACAGATTCCGTTTTACTAAAAGCTGAACCTGCTGTTGTAATAGTTGTATCTGTTTGAATCATTGCTGGAACGCCATTAGATAACGAACCAACATTAATCCCACCTATCTTTCCTGATGTTGTAGTATCTCCTACAGTTACAGATGGAGTGATATTGTTTCCGCTTAGTGAATATGTTGTTCCTACCTTATTGGTTACTACATAAGGCATATCAACTGTAATTTGAGCAGAAGTAACAAATTCTTGTTTTATATCGGCAAATGCAGCCGATGGAAAGAATAAAAGTAAAGCAAAAAGTTTTTTCATTTGATTCCTACTTTGTTTTTACTATTATCTACTATTTTAGGTGGATTATTGTTCTTTTTCTTACCAACCTGTAAACCGAAAGAAGCTAAACTTCCCGAAAAGATCGAAGCGATGAAAGTTGGATCAAAGTCTACAATCTTTTTACCACTAGGTGGTTCGTAATAAGAAAGAGTCAGCATACTTGCAGACCAAACTAAAACAGCAATTTTAACAATCGTTTCAACACGATTGCCTTCTTTTTCTTCCTGTTCTTCCATAGAAGTTAAGATTCTTGTCTAATACTAGCATCTTAGCTATGTTTGGAAAGTAAGACATATTTAACATCATGTTAAAAATTTTAAAACCCATACTTTTGATCTTTATTAAGTCAAAAGCAATGAAAAGATTGATAGTGGATCTGTTAAAAGCAATAGCTAAACAAACAGACAATACAATAGACGATCAAGCAGTTGCTTTTATTGAAGCAAGAATGTTTCCAGGTTCTACTACTGGGCTTCAGTAAATGAAAATAACTAAATTTCTCAACATAAACATAGAACCAGCACCTCCAGAGTTGGAATTGGAAATAGAGATGCAATGTAGAGAAATAATGAAAAGTAATGATCTAGATAATGTAAAAAGATATTGTACTCATATGGTTAGGAAGAAGTTTGACCAAGATATTTTCTTAGCTTCATTGTTAAACAGACTTATAGAATTAGAAGCTGATCGTGTTGTAACAGAGATGCGAAAGATAAAGCCTAAAAATCCTATTGCAAAGTTTTTTCGTACTCGTTAATTTCTTCATCTGTAAAATCTTTAATTAATAATTTATCAATTTTATTAACTTCATAATTGTATTTAATAACGGCAGTTTTTATATGCTCTGCAATCCAACGACCCTCATCATAAATAACTTGAGCTTTTCCGTTATCTTTTATAAAAACATAATGATCTTGTCCTTTTAGTTGTACTTCTAATAAGTTTTTTTCTAACTTATTACGTCTAATCTCTTTAAGTTTGCGTAATTTAAGAATTGACGGATTTGGACTTTTACTCATTTTTGATAACCAGCAGGAGGTGGTGTAAGCCAATAGCGTACACCATTTATTATTTTAAAATGAATATTCAATAAAGGATCTTTTACTAAATAACTATTTGTTTTTTGTTGCATGATAAAAAGTGAGGGCTTACATTGACAAATCTCACAAAACCAAATGCCTCGTAATTAAAAGGGTAACTCGTCAGTAGAAGGTGCGTTTTCTATCTTCTGTGGATTAATATTGCCCCAAGTGCCGTATTTTCCCTCCATGACTTTAGAGTAGATTTGTACACATTGAGTTTTAATTGTGTCTTTTTTGTTGAAGTCGTAGACATCTCCATCTTTTGCTTTTGTGTTTACTAGGTTTTGTAAATGATCTATCAAGTGAGTAACAGAGTCAACAGGTATTGTTAAACTCAAAACTTGTTGTCCTTCATTGAAGCGATCATCGCCAATGCTCCATTTGATAGGAAGAGGTAGTGCTGGATTAAAGTCAGCCATAATTAATTAAAAAATTGAGATAATAAAGTGTTGAAGAATGAATTAAAAGAGATCTTGTTTTTTTTACAATGATTCTTTATTTTAACAGCAAGTGTGTCATTGGTTCTGACGCTAAAGATGTTTTTGTTCCAATCTTTTTTACGTTGCTGTTTGCGGAGAAGAAGTTCATTCAATACTTGTTCTCTCGCAGTGTTAGCAGTTTCATCAGGTGTCATAAGCTCTCATCTATCTTAGAGATTTCAAGAGCTAAAAACTCTCCATGTTCAGCAGTAGTAATATGTCTGGTAATCTTTGTATCTTTGATACTGAACTTCTTTCTGAAAGATTCGACTATTTCTTTCATCTTCACTGCATTAGTTTCATGAAGTGCCTGTAACTTTTCAAGGATTACTGCTTTTGCATCCTTAGTAATAGGATCAGGTAGCTTGTCTAAAACAGATGTAGGTTCTAGTTTTTGATTAGGTTTTGTAGGAGTTTTCGCTACACCTGTTTTTGGTGGTGGTGTCTTGGTTAATGAGTTACCATCATCATCATCGTTAGCTAGTCCGTAGACAGAAAGTAATCCATATCTACGAGCATAGGTTTGAGCTTCTCCTTGAGCCTGATGAACATTCTTGACGTTTGGAGGAATTTTTGGAACAGGATACTTACTAATTAGAGGTTCATCACCAGAAGTATGCATTAGTTTTGTAATGAGTATTGTAATAACCTCTCCTTCTGGAGTAATTACATAATCATTCAATTGTGTATGACAAAGACCAAACTCTGTAGCTGGTTGAATAGCTAACAATGCTTGACACAATGTTGTGTATTTGCTTTTATAAAATGGATTTTTACCATCTAAACCAGCAGCATGATGCTTTTGCTGGAAAGCGTTTAGTGCCTCGATTAATGTCGAAGGCTGTTTTGCAGACATGAGTAATTGTTTACTTAATATTTATATTACACCTATATCATGTTTACTGCAAGGCAGCTTGTAATAATGTATTAAATTGTTCTGGAGTCAAGACCATTCTCCATTGACCTCCTCTGAACCTGACCATACTGGCAACGAAGTCTACTCCTGCATTTTTTCTTTGAGTTTCAACTTCCCTGGGTTTTACCAAACAAGCTCTCGACTTATCTTTGTAATCAGCTACCTGTATTACACAATTAGGTATCCCATAAATATCTCCAACATCATCTGGTATTCCTGCTGCTAAGTTTCGCTTACATTCAAAACCAGTAACTTCTGTTAAAAGTTCTGCTGCTTCTCTTTCAGCTTTGTCTCCTTTTCTTTTATTTGGATTAGTCATCCTTCTAATTGTCGAATACGTTTTTGTATATCATCAAATGCTACAACATAATCCTTATCACTAATTTCTTTTTGAAACCACTGCCATTCAAGTGATGCAATTTCATTATTTAATTTTGTGATGAGATACTTTTTTCTTCGATCAAGTTCTCTATAAAAACACTTCATTTCATTATTTTCCATTTTCTTCTTATTTTAGATTTAAGTTGTTTAGTTTTCTGAATTTTTATACTTAAATAAGTATCATTAAGTTCATCAATCAAGTGAGTAAAATCTCCTTGAGATGACATTTCTAATGACCTTTCAAAGTTAACAATAGAAGCTTTAATAAGTTCTAAGTCTCTACCTGAGACATCAAGTATATATCTCATTCTTTACTCCAATCTTTGATTAATTGTTCTAGCTCTTTAATACGTTTACGGGCAGCTTCTATTCTGTCTTTTTTTGTCATCAAAATAATTCCTTTTCAGATTCAAACTTTTCCCATGCTTCCTGCCATGCAGCTTCACATCTTTCTGTTGGCTGATCAATGTTCAGAATACATCTACCTTCAAATGCCCAGATTGTATTACATACATCTGGTGTTAAATCATAATTTAATTTCAACATTTCAACATAACAACCAAGTTGTTT